ACTCTAATATTTCTGAAATATATTGTTTTTTAAAGTTGAGTTTTCTAGATTTTTTTATCCTATCTACCGTGCATTCTTTACATTCATAAGAATATGATGAGGGTAAAGATCCTCTATCTCTATATGACAAATAAAAATCATCTAATAAATTTTTTATTTGACCGCAGGATCTACATTTTCTTTCCAAAAATAAAAGATGTTCTAAATCTACTTGATCATCCAAATCCATTTAAATATAATCCCACATATAACTTCTATCACCATATTCGTCAAAATGCCAAGTATCACCATCATTATCGGTAAATGATGTTCCACTTTCCAATCCTGTAGATATAAATCCAAAAGGTGACATATCTGCTTCTATTTGATCTTCCTGCTCTTCATATATACGCTTTCTAATATCATCATTCGTCATCTCCTTAAAGTATGGTTGAGCAACTAACCAGGCAAAAATAACAAGACACATTACCAGATCATCATTACAACCTTCTTCTGCCATGAATGTGCTACTTTTCTGAATGAAAGTTGTCATTTCACTAATGATTTCATAATCATTTGTTAGTAACTTATCATCTTCTATCAGGGTTCTTAAATTAGAACAACCTAGTTTTTTAACTGCAGCAGTCATTCTAATACCAAGATAAGATTTCTTTCCACTAAATCCAGTTCCAACTATTTGCCCTGCTCTACCTCTCTGTGAACACATAAGAATATTGTCATATTCTAAATCATAATGTAAAATGCTTGCTATTTGATCTCCAATGTCATTAATTTCTACGAGTATCCATGCATGGTTATATGCCTTTGCAACAGGCTCTATAACACTTGGAAATAACATAGGTTTTATTTCATTATTCCTATACTTTGCTACAACTTTGTATGGAAATGCAGTTATATCTACAACTACAAAGGCAGAATAATCATTTCCTATTCCTCTAGCAACATCCACTGTAATCATGTAATTATGTTCCGGAATAGGATCTTCATAGATATCTAATCCTTTGTTTTTCTTTATAGGATCTTCGTAAACTAAATTTCTTAATTTTGAAGCATTTATAAGAGTATCGACAGATCCTAAAAATTCACACTCAAACTCAACTTTAAATTGTTGTTCTGAAGTGTTTGCAATTGTAGATGCCTTCCATTTTTCATCTCTTCCGGGAACTTCGGACCAGTGAACATCTGTTGGTACATATTCATTTTTACCTCTTTCTGCATCATGCCACTTGCGGTAAAAATGGTTCATACCACGTGGGGTAGAAACAATAATTACTTTTGTACTTTGACCAGATGAAATTGTGGGATATGTTGATGCAAAGAAATCATCTGCGATATGGTTTGGAATGAATGCAAATTCGTCCAAAAAGATGATGTTGTAAGATCCACCACGAACTGCTGAAGCACTTGTAGAAGCAGCTACTATTTTAGATCCGTTTTCTAACTCCAGAGAACCCCTGTTCCACTGAAGAACTCCTTGCTGCATCCACTTTGGTAAATTCTCATATGCGAGTTGTAGGCGCTGCAGGAGATCTCTGGCAGTTGATGCTTTGTTTGCTAATATTGCAATATTTACGTTATCATTAAAAACAGCATAGTGTAAAAGGTATGAAACACATGTAGTAGATTTACCCGTCTGTCGAGGCATCTTACAGATATTAAATCTGTGTTTGTGGAAATTATTGATTAATTTTTCTTGAAAGGGGTATAAACTAAAAGGAACTAAACCATGATCAAGAGAAACAATTTTGATATAATTTTTTGCAAAGTAAACAGGATCCTCTTTACATTTAAAGAACTCAATAATTTGTTCTTGAGTCCATGAAAATGAGGTATTTGCTCGCTTTAAATTTGGGTTTGATAAGTAAGCATCAGATTGCTTAAGTTGAATATCTTCTATTGACATAAAAATTACCTACTAATTTCTTCCCAGTCCATAGACCCGTGAATATCTGCACCATTAGAATTGGAAGAAGCAACGAGAGAAAGTTCATAAGGTGTTCCTGTTAATGCATCCCTTTCCAACTGAAACTTAAATAATGCCTCTTTAAGAATATCAACTGGTGTTGAACCTTGATTAGACCCGTACAAATATCCAGATGCTAATATTCTTCCTCCAGTATAAGTTCCACCATCAATCTTATATTCAACAGCACTATCAATACCAGCATCGACCCAAGTTCCACCAACAGATGTTCCTGTCGCTCTTACTTGCCAGTTATAAACTGCATTGTTTGTAATACCAAGAATTGAAAGTGCAGTCATAATTACAATTGCATCCAATCTATTTGGCGTTGCTTTAAGGCGAATTGATAAAACAGTATAATAAGTTCCTGCAGTTGTTAAATCAACTGGTGTTTGAACAGGTGTTCCTGCTGCTTGCTGCAATCCACGAAGTTCATATCCACCCTCTGAAATTACAGTAGAACAAACTTGTTTAAGTGTGCTTGCACTGGTTGTAATTCCAGTATTTGCAATCTCATATCTCAAAGGTAATGATGCTGTTGTAATATAAGTTGATGTGATTAAGTTTGCGTGATGGAATGAATGGCAGTGAATAAATTTCCCATCAACTACAAAACCCAATCTAACTGTTCCAAGTCCCAACCATTCAATATCCATCCACAAAATTTGTGCTTTGGAAATATCTAATGTGACACCAGATGGATTGAGATGTCCTGCACCAAGCATTGTATCAATATTCCAGTTATTTTGCGAAATTTGTGTTGTTATTCCAGTAGATAAACTTCTTTCCGCAAAATATAAAGTGCTTCCATCAAGTTCCAGATACATTCCATTATCTGCACCAAAGTATCCTACTCTTTGGCGAAGATTTGCTTTTGCTGGGTTCATTACAAATGTATTCAATACCTGTAATGATTTTCCTGGTTGATAAGAGAATACTTTTGTAGTTTCTCTAATGACTGATGCGGTACTTCCCACCCCAACAGTCATATTAATCAAACCTTGTGCAGTTGAAAATCCAACTGTTGAACCAGTACCAACAACTAAACCACTCCAAAGATTATTATCTCTATATCTGTGCGAACTATCAAAAAGTGTGAGTGGGGTAGACATTCTTTGTCTACCAAATGCATCAGTTGCTATTGGTGGCAATTCAATATCAACTGATCCAGTAACTGGAAATGGATTTGAAGTGCTGACTGGTGAATTGTTGAGGTTGATTGATACTTGCCCAGTAGTTCCAATACTTACAGTATTCAGTAATGTTGAAATGCCAACTGGGAGATATGGAACAGTTAAAATGCTGCTTATCCCAACTTCTGTGATGTGAGTATGAACTGGATTTTCCGGAGTACTTGAAACATCTACAGTTGCTCCAATACTCACATCGCCATTAATTGTAATATTTGAACTTCCAAGAGATACTGGAAATGGGTTCTCAAAAGAAACTGGACTGCCATCTTTTGTGGCAATCATAGGTACTTCAAAAAGGGTCCTTTCTTGGTTTAGAAAGTCCTGTGTATTCTTATTCCACTGTGCCATTAATCATTCACCCCACGATAATTTTTCTGGTTGATATCTTTGTGTGTTTTTAATTTTTAAAGAACTTTGATTAGATGCTGGATAAATGTTATGAACAATTGCTCCTGGATACTCACCTTGAAGTTGTTCTGCGAGTTCATTTCTAGTCATCTCCTTCCCTTCAACTTCCATACGATATAGTTTCCCTTCCCAAACTACATCCGCAAAGAAAGATTCAGTTTCTTGTTCTGGTTCTGAAGAATTCATATAAAGATTGCCGTTAAAATCTCCGGCAATATTGATGCTTTCTGAAATAAACTGTCGAAAACTTTTCATTTGGTTTACCACTTTACTTTGTTTGCCCAATAGGCAGCAGACATTGGACCTTTGGCAATATTTTTTGCGTGTCTAGTTTGAAATCTATGACGACGACTTGCATACTCTTTTGATTCACCTTTTTTCTTTGGAGAACCTTTTACCCCTCTTTGCCCAAAACGAATAATCTTTTCTTTGCCACCAGAACATGCCTTAACAACATGAGATTTACCCGTGAGTGAATCACCCACGGGATCAGTCTTTGGGGAGTTGCACTTTATCTCCGATTTTTTTGCTTCAGTTACAAATTTACTAAATGTTTTTATTTTTTCTGGTTTGATTAAATCAATAAATTCAATAAAATCATTACCATTAGCGTCTTGAATAGTTACTGATTCTTTATTAAATCTTGGAAGATCAGTTCCTACAACTTTTTTAACTTTTTCTTTTGGTAACTGTGCCTGTTGTGCAGTGGACATTTTGCGTATTTTTGCCGCAGCAGAACTTGATTTTTGTACTGCTTTGTGACCAACTTCAAAACTAATACTTTCTGCCTTCATTTCACCACTATCTACATAATCTGCTGCACTATCTAGATAATCTGCTGCCTTTGTAATTTTTGATTGAACCCATGCTTCAATATTTCCTTCTCCCTTCATTTTCTTTTGAAGTCTTTTCGCAGCAGAAATAATAGTTGAAATTTCTGAACGAGCCATAGAATGCTCATGATCCTTTTCTTCATTTGCGGGATGGGGTTTATTGGGATCATAAGAATTTGATCCTAAAGCAACTGGTGAAGAAAACATGTCCCAATATTTTGGTCCATATTTACAAGCACTTCTAGTTTCTTCTTTTTGACATCTTGGGCAATACCTTACCATTTCAACTTGCTCTGGAACACAATTTGGAACTTCACGTCCATTTTTCATTTTTGTTCCCCTAGCAACTTTACCAGGCCAACACTTACTAGCACCTACATTTTTACGTGCCTGCTTCAATCCCTCTTCAATATCTAAAGTTTTTGGATATCCTTTTTCTCCAGGTTTTTTGGGAAATTTACCTGCCTTTCTGCGGGCATGAATATTTGCCCAAAGACCTTTTCCTTCAGTAACATCTTTAAATTTCTGATGTTCTTTTTTTGCAGATGCTTCCATTTTTTTAAGTCTTGTGTAGTAATCTGGTATTTCGTCCAAATGTTGAAGTGCTATCTCTTTAGCAAGTTCATGATCTTTCGTATGCTCATGTTCTATGGGTTCTCCTATATCCAACTGTTTCTGTATAAACGAAACATCAAGAC